CTTGCGATAATGGCATCGGGGATATCCGAATAAGTGGATTGGTGTTCTTCTTCCTTTTGACAATAACGCCTGGTGAAGATCCAAATTTCTTTAAATTCTCTTCTTGACCATCAGCCAACTGACCTTCTTCAATGTCAAACCCTGAGTTCGCTGAACTGTTCAAATGTCTTAATTCCTGAGTACGCCTTTTGTTGAACTCTTCCTGCAAGTCTTTGATGACTCGCACAACGCCTTGGATGGATAACTCTTTGTCAGATAAGTCTTCAGTATTGAACTCGGCAAAGAAAGGAAATAAAGCATAAGACTTCCAACGTGGGTATGTAGGGGCCACACCATCAAAGAACACTTGCCCACCAACAACCTGAAATAAACGAATCTCGGGTATTCTCTTGGAGATAACCACTGATCCCTCAATCTGAGCAGACACTTCCTCGGCTTTCTCTTTGTTCTCCACCTCTTTAATAAACCCCTTCTCCTTGTGAGCCACAAAATACGCTGTCTTTAATGTCTTGTACTGGTAGTCTATAAGATCGTACCCGTTATCGCGCAAATTGTCGTCAGTAGGAGGCTCACCCTCGGAGAGAGAAGGGTAATCGAGGCCTTGGATATGTTGTTGTACGTCCTCAACTAAAGCCAAGTCCACCTTGCCACTGCCTATCTTCTCAATCTTGGTCGCGTCGTCGGGGAAAAGTAGTTCAAGGTCTTCTTTAGAGAGGTCTTTGGTGATTTTTACTACAAATTTACAATCGGAGAGGTCATATTCTTGCCCATCAGGGTCGGGAAAGATATCAGTCCCGCTAATGACTTTCCACTTGAGTTCACCATTGATTAAATCGAAAGCATAGTCGATATAAGGTTCAAGATAAGCCACCCCACCCACCGCGCCATTCTTGAACTGTGTAGAGGTCTTAAATTGCAGGTCACTTGTCTTGGTTACGTTCTTGAGAAGTCTAGTCACCACATCAGCGACGAGACCATCTTCCCCGCCCTCGGGGAAACCAACAAAATCAGATTTAGATTGGCGCTCAATACCTGTGATGAGTTTGATGATAGGTTTAATCTTGTTAATGGTTAAACCCTTCACGCCTTGTTTCTGCAAAGTAGCCAAATCAGCGTCATCCCACTGTTTACCCTGCATGAACTTAAAGTCTTCCTTAATCGCTTTGTGAAGTTTAGTATACTTACTCGACGAGTATTTGAGGTCTTTAAAAACTTTTAATAATATTTCTTCGTTTGTCATAATTATACCATTAACATGTCATATGGTTAAAAGGATAATCACTCGCCATCGCATCTCGCGTTGGATATCGTGATTGTAATTTTGTAAGAACAGGTATCTCATCAAACGTACCACACATCATCATAATCGTGTCAGCTTTATCGGGACTTCTGTTAAGACGTTTCTTTAACTCCTTCTTCTTCTCAATCGCTATAAAACCCTTGTTGTGTTCCACCATCTTTATCGACGCTAGTTCTTCTCGCTGAACTGGGTCAACTGAAATCGAAATTCTGTTTTTCTCGAACATCTCCCTCATCTTCCAATGTGCTTCGTGCCGTCTGTTCCAAAAGGTTTGGGGATCATCAACATCTCTACTCGACCCCTCGAAAGGTATTATCGTAACTGTCGTCGGTGTTGATAATTCGAGGAGCTGTACTGCAACTCGCCCAATCCCATCGGCATCTATAACAATACAATTAGCTCCATGTTTCTTGAGGAGCCTCCACATGTAGGGTTCAACCTATTCAATCTTCTTACCCCGTATCTCGACGCTATCAATCTCAGTCGTATTCTCCCAACACTTAATGACATGTAAATCATCACCCCCATCAGCCACATCCCATACTAGAAACTTCTTTATGAATCTGAAGTGATGGTCAACTTCCCTACCTTCTGCTTTCTCGATCCACGTTATCGGAATGAGAGAATCAATGTCCTCGCTGGGGATCTCCCCAGTAACCATCGCTTTATAATAATTACTATCTTTGCCGTACTTGTCTATAACGAACTCAACGAACTCTTTCCCCGATAACCCAGGGATAACTTCTTCACCCGCTATGTAGTTAGGTGAATCCAAAACACTGACTGTAATCTTGTTGTATCTTTTATCTTTGAAGCACTCCACAAATCGCCCCTTAGACATCGTGGGGTTCCCAATAACCATGAGCTTCTGAGATTGGGTTGTCAGTAGCTTGTCCGCGGCCTCCCAAATTTTCTCATCTATGCCCGCGGCCTCGTCAAAAATGAGAAGGACGTTTTGGTTGTGGAAACCTTGAAACCTCGTCGCATGTGAATCGACTGTATCTGGTTTGGTAGCAAACCCAAGAGCGTACCATTTTTCCACGTTCTTGAGATTCGACTTCCTCGCCCAGGTCTGAAGGTCTAAGGCTGTTTTGGTAGGGGAACCACCTAGAGGCATCCTGGCGTTGCTGTGAGCAGCACCAATTTCCCTCCAAAGGATTTCTTCCACCTGTGTATGAGAAGGAGCAGTCGTAACCACCGTCGCTGGGTAGTGGGTGTAAAGAAACCACATCGCTACGCGTGCTGCGGTGTAACTCTTACTGAGTGAGTTCCCGGCTTTGATGGCTGTAAACTGATGGTCTCTCACGCTCTCAGCGATCTCAACCATCTTACCCCAAACATGCTCCGGGTTTACGTCCAAACATTTTGTGAAGAACGAGATAGGATCGTACTTGTAGTGAGAAGTCAACTCTTCTTGCTGCTTCTTCTGCTCGGGGGTTTTCCCCGACGAGCCCACTACCCATCCCCTTTGACGACAGTTTTGGTCTCCGTCGTGATCTTACCATCTTCGTAAGTCTCTTTAACCATCTGAGCAAAAGTGAAATTGGCCTTCACTATGTCCATGTTATTACCTCGTGGAATGTGCTTGAACACGTCAAGCATCTTCTCGGCTGCTTTGAGCCGAATTGCATGATCTGGAATTTGGATAGGTATCCCAGCTTGAGTTATGATGGTCTTGTTGGCCACTAAACCATCCTTAAAAACTCGGTAAACCATTTCTGGGTCTAAGCCAGTCTCTTTCATTAGTGCGCGGATGTTATCCGTCACTTCGATTTTTTCTAAGTTGCCCTTTAGATTGTTTACTCGAACGTTCATAGTAGTAATGTACCATAGCGTTGTGGGAATGTCAAATTTTTATTTTTATAATTTTTTCAATTGATTTGTGTGGTTGAACGGCTGTACCAGAAAGGGGGGGGTCTTTGCCTCGGTTTTGTGTCAGCGTGACGGAAAATATAGTTCGTGCGGTCTAGTAGGGGACTCTATACCCCATCCCATCCTTTGCCTTTAGGTACGGGGGGGGCATTGCCACCGTCACACCCCACAACGCCCGCAATGGCACCGTCACGCCACGCAATCAATCCCGGCATACATCGGACAAGGCTCGACCGTCACGCTGCAACACCGGCGCAATGTGACGGCCGTGAGATGTGACGGCAACGTGGCGGCAAGCGGGACCGGACGGCATGGCGGCAAGCGGGACCGGACGGCATGGCGGCCGTGAGATGTGACGGCAACGTGGCGGCGCGTCCCTTTTGCGGGCAGCTTAACATATATACCACAAAGCATTGCTCGATGCATTTATTACCAGGAGTAATAATAATTACACAGAGACCTTACCTTTGGTAATACCTTAAGTCCTTTATTACTATAGAGTTATGGTAGTATTACCTATATTACCAATACCCCTAGAGGATCTGTAGACCATTTTGTAAAGTTTAGGGAATTGCGGTAATATAGGTAAGGATTGTCGTAAGTCGTTGCGATTCAACAAAAAATCCTTACCAAGAGTGTAGCGGTATTTAGTGTAAACCGTCACGCTGCACACATTTACAACAATTCATGCCTTACCATGTTCCAGCGCAACAGTTTACACTAAGTGTCATGGGAAATTGGGAACATACATCAACCGTCTTCCCTATATAGTGACATCCTGTACAATTTATCAACCTGGTAAGATTAATTGAAAAAACCTCTTGACATGGTGGTTATATTATGGTAGTATAGTTTTAGATAACAACCGATAACAACACTTAACCGACACCGCCAAACGGCGGCCAAACAAAGGGGCCAAACATGAGAAGTCAATTTTTTAGGAATGAATTAAGGGCAATTAGTAAAAAGGAAAGAGGGCAATTAATGAAGGTGCGCTGCGTTAATTATTGCGATGATAAGAGGTATTATTTGAGGGATGGTAAAATTGCCTCTGCAGATAGTTTTAATGAAAATTGGGCTTTTGATAGAGAGGCCACAAGTTTTGGCAAGTTGCATAGAGATGGGCTTTATCAAATTAACCGTATTAATAGCACGATGGAAAAAGGGGAGTTATTGAGCATTTAACTATTAACATAACTAAAGGGGCCATATCATGAATTTTAAATATAAGTTTGTAGATTATAAAGATAAAGTCAAGATTGAGAAGCTGCTGGATAAGGAGTGGATATTATGGACGAACTAAAAACAAAGA